TTATTACCGCTTGGAGATGCCAAGCAGTCGCGTCCATGAGATGTTCGGCAGCGAAGCCGAGTTCGTGAGTATCGCCGACGTGCGCACGATGAGCGACGAAGAACTGCGCACGATTGACTTATTTCTATACAACCGAACTTGGATTTCTGGGCCGATTGAGGCAGTAAAGCCTGTCGCCGACATCCTGCGACAATACGGTGCGAAGATTATCTTGGACATGGATGATTATTGGCACTTGGGGACAGGGCATAGCTTTTATAAGCATTACCACGACACGAATATGTCTGCCGTTGTCGCTGAACACGTCAAACTTGCGGATGCGATTATCACGACAACGACGTACCTGCGTGATGAGATCATGAAGCTAAATAAAAACGTCACGATTTGCGAGAACGTGCCGCACTTACTTTACGACCAGTTCAAGCCGCAACCGACTACGAGTGAGCGACTGCGCTTCGGCTACTTCGGCGCGGCGCAACACACAGAGGACGTAGCCTTGCTGGAGCTGCCATTGTCGCGCCTCTGCGATGACCTTTCACTGGAAGGTCGCTACATGCTGTATTTAGCCGGATGGAATGAAGGCAACCCGATTTATCAGCAGTATGAGCAGGTATTTAGCAACAAGGGTAAGAACAACAACTACGGACGTATTCAGGCGGCGGATATTTACAGCTACGTTGGTGGCTACAACTTCGTGGATGTTGCCCTTGCGCCCTTGCGCGACAACAAATTCAACAGGTTGAAGTCGGAGTTGAAGGTGACCGAGGCCGCGTGGATGAACAAGGCAATCATCGCCAGCAACGTCTGCATGTATGCCGACTGCATCCAAGATGGCTGGGATGGCGTACTGGTTGACGAAAAGCAGCCGAAGAAGTGGTATAAGTCGATGAAGGCAATGATCAACGAGCCAGCGATGGTTCGCGAGATGGCGGATAGGCTTACCGCTAAGATGCAGAAGAGGTTGGATATTGACACGATCACGCGGCGGCGGTTCAATTTGTATAAAAACGTGGCAAGGGATATTTCAATAAAAGAACTTCATGCTATACCTGAAAGCCAGCCAAAGCAACACGATAGCGGTGACGTGGACGGAGCGGGCGAACAGTGCGACGGTCTACCGCTTGCGGCTGACGAACCTTGCAACGCTTGACGCTACGGACGTATTCATCAACGCCGTTGACAACCTTAGCAGCTACGAGAGCAGGTACGACAAATTCGCGTTTACGTTGGGCGCGTTGACCAAGGGGCAGTATCGCTACGAGGTCACCGAGAACCCAGCCAGCTACGCTGCTGGCGACTTCGTGCAGGGCGGCTTGTACACCTTCACCGACAGCGGCTATGCCTACATCACATCGCAATCGGATCAGTCTACCAATGCGCCTTGGGGGTGTCAAGGCACGCTGATACCAGAGGGGGCAACACCTGACGCAATCGGGCAGGGCATCATCAACACACCGACAATCGTTGCCAACTGCGCTACCGCTGGCATCGCTGCACGGCTTGCCAATGACTTGGTTCTGGAAGGCTTCAGCGACTGGTTCTTGCCATCGCTGGAGGAATTATTGGGAATGCATACGAACCTCGCCGATGCAGGCTTGGGCAATCTATCAAACCACAGCTACTGGAGTTCAACGCAAGCCACAGACACGCAAGCCTATACAGTGGACATGAACAACGGCAATGCCAATGATCACAACAAATCGCAGACGAATAGGCATACGCGCGCTATGCGTCGCTTCCGCTTGCCTGTCACGCCGCCAAGAGTGATTGAAACAGGCCTTGCGATGATTGAGATGATCGAAGGCAGCTTCACCAGTACAACAAACACGATCGACTACGTTTCCTATGACTAAACTAAATTTCAGCTTCATCCCACAGGCGGACTATCGCTACCCTTTGATGTTGCAGTCAAAGGCCAACGACCTGTATACGTTTGGGGAGATGAACGACTACCCATACTACCTCCTTGACATCTACAAGAAAAGCGCCAAGCATAACGCGATCATCAACGGCAAGTGCAACTACATCGCCGGAAAAGGTTGGGCGGTAGATGCAGATAAGACCACCGTGGCGCAGCAGGCAAAGGCAGAGGCGTTTATGGCAGATGTCAATGAAGATGACGACCTGAACGACCTGACGCAGAAGTTTGTCTTAGACCTCGAGCTATTCAACGGCTTCGCGCTTGCGGTCACATGGAACAGGGGCGGAGGCATCGCCTTCCTCGAACATGTGCCGTTTGAAAAGGTACGCGTGTCTCTTGATGATACGATGTTCCTCATCGCTGACTGGTACGACGAGCGGATGATCCGCCAGTACCCGAAGGGCGCGGAAGTTGAGCGGATGCCGAAGTTTGATGCAAATAACCGCGTCGGCAAGCAGCTATTCTACTACCGGCACTACGCAGCTGGTGTCAAGCACTACCCGCTACCAAACTACCAAGGGGCGCTGGCGTACATTGAGTGCGATGTTGAAATCGCCAAGTTTCACATAAGCAACATCCGCAACCAGTTTTGGGGCGGGCAGATGATTAACTTTGCCGATGGCATCCCTACCGACGAAGAAAAGGATGAGATTGAAAGGCAGATGCGCAACAAGTTCAGCGGCGCAAACAACGCAGGGCGCTTCGTGCTGACGTTCAGCACTGGCAAGGAAAACGCGCCGAGCATACAGTCGCTTACGCCAAGCGACCTTGATAAGCAGTTTGACCTGCTCAACAAGCAGATACAGGAAGAAATCTTCGTTGCTCACAACGTCACCTCGCCGATGCTGTTTGGCATCAGAACGGAGGGGCAGCTTGGAGGGCGCAAGGAGCTGGCAGAGGCGTTTGAGCTTTTCAAGAACACCTACATCATGAACCGCGTTCTAATTGTTGAACGCATGATCAACTACCTCACGTCCTTCAATGGATACGAGTGTCTGCACTTGCAGCCATTCGATCCAATCACCGAGCAGCTTTCCGAGCAGGCGCTGATGCAGATATTGACGCAGGACGAACTACGCGAAAAGGCAGGCTACGAGCCGCTTGCAGAGGCGAATGGCACGCCAACACCTGATGCTGGAGAAACTGTCGTAGAGGCCAGCGCTGGCGTAAATGAAGCTATTAAGACGCTTTCAGGCAGGCAGTACCAAAACCTAATGCGTATTGTGCGCCACTACTCGCAGGGTAAGGTCACGCTCGAACAGGCGCGGACGATGCTGACCGCTGGCTTCGGCCTCAATACCGAACAAGTTGACCAGCTACTGGGTGTGAAGGAGCAGGCGTTCACGGATGAAGCTGATGAGCTGGAGTTCCTCGCGCAAGTTGGCCAGCAGTTCGGTGAAGCGCGTGACAGCTTTGACGTGCTACAAGAGCGCGAACTCGATTTCAACGAATACGGCGAGGCGGAGTTCTTTATGCAGTTTGCCGTTTCCGATGAGGATAAGGCGCTGGATGACAAAATTGTAAAATATAGGCGCAAGCGCGAGGATGCCACGGTTGAAGAAATGGCCAAGGAGTTCGGGGTGAGCAAAGCGCGCATACGCAAGCGCATCCAATACCTGTTGCAGGTCAACAAGTACCCATTGAAGCGCGGTATCGGTGAGGCGACCAAAGAGGAGAAAGTGCCTGAACCTATCGTCGAGGTGCGATACCGCTACGACTGGAGGCCTGAATATCGTGGGTTAAGCAAGGCAGAAGGCTACGACAAAAGCCGCAAGTTCTGTCAAGTAATGATGGATTTGAGCAGCGCACGGATATACACACGCGATGACATCAACCAGCTAACGGCGCTCATGGGATATAGCGTTTGGGAGCGCAGAGGCGGATGGCTGACGCTGGAAGATGGCAGGCACCGGCCAAGCTGCCGGCATATGTGGGTGCAGCAGTTGGTAATCAAAAAAGGTACACAAGTTGAAAGAATCGTCGAATGAGCAAGGCACTATTTATAAGCGAAAATACGCTGATCGAAAACTCCGTCATCAGCGAGAACGTAAGCTACACACAGCTACGCCCTACTATTGTAAAAGTGCAGGAGATGCACATTCAGCCAGCGGTGGGATCGGCGCTTTACGCTGAACTCGTGACGCAGGTCATCGCCGGTACTTTATCGGCGAACAACACGACGCTGATGCAGACCTACATTCAACCAGCGATCATCCAGTGGATGTACTTTGAACTGCCGATGGTTTTGGCGTTTAAGTTCATGAATAAAGGGATGGATCGCAGGAGCAGCACGGAATCAACGTCAATGAGCGAGCGCGAGATGACGCGACTGATGGACAAAAGCCGCGATGATGCTGAATGGTACACTGAACGCATCACACGATATTTACAGGAGAACCACACGCTATTCCCGCTGTTCGACAATCCGCCTGTCGCTATTGACACGATCTACCCGGCCAACAGCGCATATCAGACTGGCATGGTGCTGGGGCGCAGGGGCAGGTATCGCGATCCGCTTGACTATCCGGAAAACCGACGCAACTACTTTTGATGGCGCACAGCAAGAACGTAAACAAACTAAAGCAATTTTATGAGCAGTTGGGTGACAATCAAAAACGACCTGATAGCCTTCGCACAGTCGCACCTGCAGATCAACGCAGTGGGGTTCGGCGATCCGCTGGCGATCGGAACGGACAACACGATAAACCTACGGACGGCAGACAGGGATAGGGTTATCTACCCGCTTTTGTTCGTCGATGCGCAAAGCGCGTCAATGCCTATCGGTGCTACCAACCTAAGCGTCAGCGTTCTTGTTATGGATCGCGTTGCAGACCTGCGTGGCCTCGATGCGACGATAAGTGGCGACGTGAGGTATAGGTGGACGGATAATGAAGACGAGGTGCTTTCAGACACGCTAAGAATTATGCAGGATTTTGTGGCGGAGTTCACCGATGATCCCGACCGCGACTACACCATCACAGGTGGCGTGAGTGCTACGCGCTTTGTGGAGGCGCGTGATGACAAGGTCGCAGGGTGGCAGGCAACGGTGGTTTTTGAGATACCATTCAGCCGCAACGTCTGCCAAATACCGACGAGTTAAAAAACGATTTCAGAATTGCATAGAAACAGGCAAAACGATATTTACATCTAAAGAATAAGACAATGAATTTAGGACAACAACTTGATGCGCTGCTGGGGCGCGGTGTCGTAATGGAGTGCGTGACAGGCGCGGTAACAGGCAAGACGTATGACGCGCTGATCGTGAACGCGTCGTGCAGCTTCACGACTTTGACTGGTGAAGGTGGCACAAACCTATTGACGACGCTGGGACTTTCAGGTGTGACAGTAATGACAGGCATGATAATTTGCGGCAACGGAGGGCAGCGAATTACAGCGGTGACACCATCGGGAGGCAACGTCTTTGCCTACACCTTTCAATCTGTAACAGTTGTAAGCGCTGTCTAATGGCGTTAGGGTTGGGTTATGGCTTGCCGTTTTCGGTGAAGCGGCCAGTTCAAGGTTTTGCCGAGGACGTGGCTTTGTCGGTCAATAATGCATTGGCGGATGCGGCGCAGCGGGAAGAGGCTGGGAACTGCTTGGCGGCGCGTGCTATTGACATCATGCAAACCGTGCAGACGCAACCTTCATTGCTGATTGTGCCTCAACTCTACAAGGCTGGAGTGCTGTACGACCAACTACCGACAACACGCACGAACTTTATACCCAACAATTCGATGGCAGGGGCGACAGGTAGCGTGCTGCCGACCACATGGTCATCGGGTTCAATACCTGCTGGCTTCACCTTTTCAGTGGGTGCAAGTGGTCAGGCTACGGCCAATGATGGCACGGTCGTCAATTATGTAGATGTAAGCGTTAGCGGCACTGCCACTGCCAGCGGTACGTTCAACCTGTTTTTTTCTGCGGCATCAGGCGCAGTGACTGCAACTACTGGCCAAACTTTTACCTTATCAGCCTACGCAACGTGCATCAGTGGTGACATTACAACGCCTGCAATGGTCTTGCAGGTTCAGGAGGTGAGCGGCTCGACTTTTCAGGCCGGAACATCTACCAATATA